TTATGCTCTTTGGTTGAAAGGTAGAAACAACAACCACGCAAGCAGTTGTTTAAGTTCCTCGGTTGTATTAGCCTTTAGTTTGAAAGGTAGAAACAACATGAAATCTAGCTGATAACCAAGCGCATCAGTTGTATTAGCCTTTAGTTTGAAAGGTAGAAACAACCTGTCATATATTGTTTTTAATGGGTTTAGCGTTGTATTAGCCTTTAGTTTGAAAGGCAAAAACAACTGGAAGATCCTCATATCTTCAAGGGTGCGGGTTGTATTAGCCTTTAGTTTGAAAGGCAAAAACAACTCCATTTGAGTAGAGAAAATGACTTGTGCCGTTGTATTAGCCTTTAGTTTGAAAGGCAAAAACAACATTTTAAAATATATACTCTTATCAACTTAAATAATCAAGAAAAACCTTTGTATTTCAAATAAACTTTACTTACTTGCAGCATTGTTAACATTTAAATTCACACGATATGAAGAAAATACTACTATTTGGAATTTTGTTTTTTTTATATTCCTGTACAACAGATGAATATGGGAATACAGATTATACACCTCTGATTATTTCTGTAATTGTGGGTATTCCTGTTTTCTATATTTCGATAAAACTCGCTGAAAGTCAAAGAGAGGAAACCGTTGGCAAATTAGCAAAAAGAGGGTTAAAAATAGAGGATTTCCATGCTTGTGGAAAATATGTAGGTGGACATCCATCAGAGGATAAAGAGGTTGAACCTTTAGCTTTTAGAAATACTGATACTGAGTTCTTATTCTATCGAAGAGAAAATTATGCATCTGTTCCTGTTTGGAGATTTTCAATACTAAAAGAATCTATTGAAGATATTGCTATTGAAGATGCTACTACGCTTGAAAGCAAAGTTACATTAGGTCGTGTTTTACTGGTGGGAATATTTGCTTTCGCATGGAAAAAGAAGAAAAAAAATGAATTGGCATTTGTAAGAATTCAATGGAAAGAAGGAAAATTTAAACATAATACTTTGATATGTTTTGAAGGACAGAATGCTATGACAAATGCAAACTCATTTAGGAACTTGCTAATCAAAAATTGTCAATAATATTATAGTTTGCATTGCCATTCCAAAAACTTTCACCATATTTGCAGTGCTAAACAGTACAAGACTGATATCTTGTCGATGTGCATCGTATAATGCTCAACTTTGTGGTAGGGCTTTTTTTATGCCCTAATTGTATGATATAGGCGGTTGCCTTTCCCAAACATTGTTATTGCCTCGGCAAGATCACTGTACTGTTTAGCGACACGGGAAATGGCAGCCGTTCTTTTTTCTGCCTAAATGCTAAACAGTACAGTGATATGAAATCAAATTCATTAACCGTATCATCTTCCCGGAGCCGGGAACATGATCTCTTTTCTTGGACAACCGTCCAGAAGTTCTACAACCTGTTGCCTCTTGGTATCGCCTCCTGTAAATCCATTTACGAGGCTAAAATGTACACGGTAGCTTTATTGGCTATGCTGTCTCCAGTGTTCTTACCACTGGTCATCGTAGCTTGGTTCGTTTATAACTCAGCGAAGAAAGGAGGCCCAAATGATTAGACTGGAAGATATATGTATATCAAACCTAATGCTGGATGCGATCAGATATTGGCAGGAAAATGATAAAGGTGGGTTAGAAGAAGATGTTAAGGCCATTGACAGCGCTATCACTTTCATTGCATGCGAGCATGATGCCCCGGGTGTACTTTCTGAAAAAGAATCATTGTCGCTTATTGCGGCTCTAAGTTTTCTGAAAAAAAGATTATGTTTGTTTGAAGGAAAGGAGGAACCGAAATGAAACTCCAAGAAGCCCTGCGCCTACTCGACATCGTTACCGATGTAAACGGACAATATAGTAAAGAAGAACGAATGCATGCCGCCATGAGATTGGAGGAGCTGTTACGCTTGTTACTCCCAGAGGAATGATTATATTTGCGATATGTTGACGTTCGTTATCATATTAGGTTTTGTCATGCTGATCGGGGCCTCGATAAATGAAGCTAAACGCAGTGGAAATACAACGGCAAAGGTTATAGCTACTGTACTGATCTTCTTTTTCCTTTTCTTTTTACTATCCTTAGTTTAAAGATATGTCCTTTAAAAGCTCCCTCCGGGGGGCTTTTTTTGTGTCTATAAATTGGATGTTATGGACATATACAATCACTTTGAGTATTCGGAATGGACCGCTAGGCATCTAGCCGCTATCGGTCATACGGACGGGGAATGTCATTTCCTCCGTAGTGACGAGGTAGAGGAAATCTCCGATCTGGAAGAACGTATCTCCTCTATCCGGGATCATGTATTAGTCGCCATCGACGGGCTTAACTCGGATTTTTCTTGGCTTAGCAATGACAACCTCGTAAATATCCCACAATATTTTATCGCCCTATTAAAGCAATGCGAGGCCGGGAATATCGACGGGATTCACTTTGCGAAAGCGGAATGCAAGGATCTTCTCATGCAGATCGTCTGCCGGATGATGCTCGACTGGAACGAGGAACGTAACGGGCTTCAGTTCCTAGAGCTAAACAGCATGACCTTTCGTGGCATAGGTCCCATGGGAGATAATTTCTATGGGGTGATGTTAGGCTTCAACCTAAGAAAGCCTATCCCCTTCTCTATCGACAAATCAATGTGGGTATGATATGGGAGTCATGAAAAGATTGAGCGAGCAGATGCGCACACCTAAACGCAGGAACTCCCTAATCGGAGCGAGGGAAGGATTACCCTTCGAGATCTCGCTAGAGTCAACCAGCCGGATCGCCCGGTATGAACGTAGGCAGGATAAGGAGAAATTGAGACAATTCAATTCTGAGGTAAAGGAATGGATGGGTTACGTGATCCAAGACTTAAAAGGGAATATCGCCTTGCTTGTCCAGAAAGATGAGTTCCTATCGGACTCCCTAGAACCCAGAATTTACAAAAGTAAAGGAGAGACCGAACGAGTGGGATTCAGTTTCGCCCGTGAAGGTATCTATATCCATAGGGGAGCCGGACGGGGCCAAGGTGGTTTCCGGGGCGGCTCTAAATGGACGGACAAATACGGGAAGCTGAAAAAGACCAACCCGGATTCTTTCTACCTGATGGGAACCGGCAACCGCCAACCGATCCGTTGGTTCGATCCCATCATCGAAAAGAATCTTCCCAAACTGGCAGACATCGTAGCGGACTACGCTGCCGATATGCAAATCGACGCATCACGAATTTTCATAGATAAAGATTAGGATATGGCAGGAGATTTAAACAGGAGCATCAAGATATACTTGGATAACTCCGACGCAATGACTAGCGCATCGGAGTTAGAGACGAAAATCGGGGAACTGGAGAAAAAGCTACTTGATCTCCGGACGGCCGGAGAAGGTAACAGCAAGGCGGCAAAGAAAATAGAACGTGAGTTGACCGCCCAAACCCAGAAGATGCAAAAGTATAAGCAAGAGGTCGCTGATACGGAAAGAGTATTGAAGAACCTAAGTGGAGCTACTTATAATGACTTAATAAAGACAAAGAATAAAATTTCAACGGAGCTGAAAAAAGTAACTCGTGGTACCGCTGAATATAACACTAAGCTAGAAATGTTGAAACGCATCTCCAAAGAAACCGCACTAGCCCAACAAGAGATGCGTGTAGAGATCGGTTGCCAAGCCTCGGTCTGGGGACGTGCCACAGATTTCGTAAATAAATATATGGGAATCATTGGTACCGCAGTGGCAGCCATTACGGGTATTACTCTTACTTTCAATAAATTCCGTGAAGCCCGCAATAAACTGGAAGAAAGCAAGGCCGATTTAAAAGCTCTTACAGGCCTAGATGATGAAAGCATAGAGTGGCTTACAGATCAAGCAAAACGTCTTTCCACTACAGTTACCGAAGAAGGTATCCGCATACGCCAATCCGCTGATGAGATACTGGAAGCTTATAAATTAGTAGGTTCCGCTAAACCCGAATTGCTAGCAAATAAAGAGGCTTTAGCAGAAGTGACAGAGCAAACGCTTATCCTCGCCTCTGCCAGTGGCATGAAACTTACGGATGCGGTAGATGCCGTCACCTTGGCATTAAACCAGTATGGGGATGGAGCTGATCAAGCCGCTCGATATGTAAATGTACTTGCCGCCGGAAGTAAATTCGGTGCGGCAGCCGTAGAGAGCCAAACCAAGGCTATAAAGACAAGTGGTGTCGCAGCCGCTTCTGCAAAGATTCCGATCGAACAACTGGTTGGAACCATTGAAACTTTAGGTGAGAAAGGTATCAAGGATGAGATCGCCGGTACCGGACTCAAAAAGTTTTTCCTTACCCTGCAAACAGGAGCTGACGAGACTAACCCCAAAATAGTCGGGCTAAGTACGGCTCTGGAAAATCTCCGCAAAAAACAAATGGACGCTACCGCTATCAAAAAGATGTTCGGGGAAGAAGGTTACAATGTTGCCTCTGTCCTTATCAATGAAGCGGATAAGGTAGAATATTATACGAAAGCCGTAACTGGCACATCCGTCGCTTTAGAGCAGGCCACGATAAAAAGCCAATCTGCCACGGCTAAAATGCAACAAGCAAAAAACAAACTTAACGATCTTGGCATTGAGTTAATGGAAAAGATCAATCCATCCATTATCAGCGTAATGAATCAAACCGTGAACTGGACTAAAAAACTAGTTCTGATGGCCGATTGGATCAGTAAAAATACAGGGCTGGTTATTACCTTAATATCGACATTAACTTTGTATACAGCCGCTATCAAGCTAAACACTTACTGGAAGATTGCGTCAAATGGAGCTACTCTAAAAGCTACAATTATAGAAAAGGCTCATTTAGTTGCGACCCGTTCTTCCATAGCCGCAGAATATGCATTAGCGGCAGCATCAGCTCTCAAGGCTAGAAATATCAAAGCTGCGACTATGGCTATGCGCAGTTTCTTAGTGACTCTGGGTCTCAATCCCATTATTGCGGCAGGTGTGGCAATTACGGCTTTAGCTGTAGGTATTTACAAGATATGGGATAATTCAACAAAAAGTGCCCGGGCCTTAAAAGAGATGAACAAGGAAATCGCCAACGAACGGGCAGAAGCTTATACCCTATTTGACGCTCTCCAACGAAGCAACGCCGGAACAAAGCAACGAAAAGAATTAATCGATGAGATCAATTCTCGATATGGAAAATATCTTGAAAACCAACTAACAGAACAAAGTACAACCGAGGATATCGCAAAAGCTTTAGAAATAGTTAATGAAAAGTTGCATGAAAACATAGTTTTAAAAACCATGCAGAAAGAGAAGGAGGATGTAACGACCACCGCCTTAAATAAACAAATCGATTTGATGGATCAAATGAGGGAAAAATCAAATCTGGGGCAATTCGTTACCGACGCTATGCTTCGAGACGTAAAACGTATAACAGATGAAGGGATAAAGAACGGACGCTCATGGACAAAAACGTATGATGATGTCATCTCTTACATTGACTACTACTATGGTGCCAGAGGTAAGGTCGATAAGGATTTCTGGGGAAGTTTACAGAGCTATATGACACAAACTTACCAATTAGCATCCAACCTCGATAAGATATCTCAGAAATACTCTCCTCTTCTGCCTAAAAAACCTGCAAACGAGTTGCCAGAAGTAGAAGTTATTGCCCCTAAAATAAAAAAACCGGATATAACCCCGGGACTGTCAGCGGAGCAAGAGAAAAAAATCACAGACGCAAAGCTGAAAGAGGTTGATCGTTATATCGCAACCAAGAAACTAAAATTGACACAAGATTATACCGAGGGCCTAAGATTATATGATGATTATCAAACAAAACTTCAAGCTTTAGAGCTTGAAAAATTAAATAAACAATTAGCTATCTATAAAATAGGCAGTGACGAAAGAAAGAAAATTGAACAACTGATCCTTGATTTCCGAATTAAACTGATGGATAAATCCTATCAAGAATATCTCAAAAATTTGGAAAAAGAGGCCAAGGCCGATAAAGACCGTAAAGTCCAAAAAGAGAAGTTATACAACGGACTAAATAAAGATTTGCAATCTTTCGTTAAAACACAAAATGAGAAACAAGAGGAATTAGCGAAAAAGCAAGAAGAAACAGACAAACGAAGAGCACAAACCTTATTAGACTTCTCCGCTCAAGCTGGCCAAATCCTTGGGGAATCTTTAGTTGATTCTGAAACAAGTTTTGCTGACGCTATGGGGAACATTCTATTATTGACATTAGATACTCTTCGCCAAGTTGTAACAATGTCGATCGCAGAAACCACAATCCGCAATGTGTCTAAATTAGGATTCTTAGGACTAGCAAAAGCCGCTGCCGAAATCGCACTTATCAACGTCGCTTTCGGTGCCTTGAAAGGCCTTATCAAGAAACCTAGTACATCTACCGCAAACGCAGGTCTTAAAGACAACACTACGCCGCAAACCGGACAACGAGTTGTATCAGACTCCACCGGTTGGTACAACGGAGGATTCACCGGCAACGGTGGTATACTTGAAGTGGCTGGTCCCGTACATCGAGAAGAATACGTTACACCGGCATGGCAATTACAAGATCCGATTTCCATGAACCATATCCTAGCCTTGGATGCCATCCGAAGACAAAGAACAAGCACAAATCCTCTTCCCGTCAACGGATTCGCCAACGGTGGATACAATGGACGCTCGGATGAAGAAAATGTAATGGTTTCAAGTAATAATCCGGAATTACTCAAAGTACTCACACAGCTACTTATGCTATTTTCCGAACTAAGAGCAAAAGGCATGAGGGCTTATGTCGTATACAGCGATATCGAGGCCGCCCAGAAGACATTGGACAAATCCAAAAAGATAGGAGGCAAATAAGATGGACATCATTCACGAATCCGGCAAGGCTTACGACCTAGGAGACATCCAATTGACCTTATCCCGGATGAACCCGTTCTTTAACGATTACGGAGAGCAGAGCTTACCGGTAACACTCCCTCCCACGGACAGGAATAGGGAACTACTCATCTATCCGGATAACATGGCCGAGATCGGCAAGGCCTCGCAGCGGATCAACGCCATGATCCAGCACGGGGTATTCTCCATCCCCTGCCGTCAAGCCATCCTGTCAGCGAACCGGAAAACCGGGATCGAGACCAGCTTCTACCTCAATACCGGAGCGTTCTACGAGAAGATCAAGGATGTACCGTTATCCACGGTCTTTGAGGACAAGGTCCTCAAGTTCGCGTCTGTCAGCGAGGCGATATCCTTCTGCCGGAACCTGTTCATTACACATGACGACCGATTCGCCTTGTTCCCGGCCATCCTAGAGTCCGGTTCTTTAAACGCCACCGGTGATCCGGGACCGGACGGATATCCCCGTCTTTACAACGACGTGGAGCGGACGGAGGTAGTCGATGAGAAAACGATCCGGTTGGCTCCGGGATTCTACATATCCCCCTTCATCCGTGGATTGCATCTATTGGAGGAGATATTCGCCTATCTCGGCTACACCTTGGAGGACTCCTTCTTTTCCCGCACCACCCCATTCAAGGACATGGTCTTTCTGAACAACACGATCGATACGATCGTAAGGGGTGAGATCCGATACTCCCAGATCGTCCCGGACTGCATGATCAAGACGATACTGGACGTATACCGATATAAATTCTGCTGCGAGTTCATCCCGGACGAGACCCGCAAGACCATCCGTATCGTGCTATTCGATGAGAACCTGAACGAGACACCCTCCTGCGACCTCACGGATTGCGTAGCCGGTAAATACACAGTCAACCATCCCTCGAGCTTCAAGCAGCTAAAGCTTACCTGTGACCGGCTCACGCCGCCGGAAGAGAAACAGGAGAGCGAGCGCCCGATGCCAACGACGGGAAGAGCCACGGGGAACGAGAACGAGGAGTTCAGTACCTTGGTAGACCTATTAAAGAAATACCCGGACGTGGAGTATAACCAGATATCGGGTGAGTTTGTCCGGAGAGGTTACAAGGGGATCACGCCGGTCACGCAACGGATCGGTCTGGTCACCATGGATTATTACGCCGGCGGGACACTGGAGACGGAGAGCAAGGAATCCCCGGACGTGCTACCGGCGATGGTCTATACACCTGTTTTTGGCAGCGGAGGAGCCGGGGCCATCCCGCATCTCGGGATTTATATAGGGACCGGAAGATCGTTGAACTCCTCCATCATCATGGATTCCGTGAATGACTCCACGTCTGAGGTGGTAGGCGAGGCGGAAGATAACGAGGAGTTGAAACCCATGCCAGCGTTTGTATTCCATGCCGGGAAACTGGACTACGGGACGATCCTCAATCATGACGCAGATGGAAACAAGCTCTGGAACTATACGCTCGCCTACCACGGCCCGGACGGGCTTTTCGAACGGTTCTGGCGAAATTACGATTCCCTGCTCCGGAACTCTCTGCTCGAGATAAAAGCGAGCATGCTTCTCAGTGACATCCAAAAGGTATCACTCTCCGAGTACAGGAAGGTGACGATCGAGGGACAGGAGCTGCTTCCCTCCGCCATACAATATAGCCCGGGTTCCCGGGAACCCTTGGAATCCACGTTCCTTACCACGAGGCTTTACGAGCCGGTATCCACAGCCATGGCCGAGGCGGAGCGGTTCGCCTCCCATGTATCCAAGTATAAATGGAAGGTCAACTACTCCCGGTCCAACGCCAGTGACAGCGTGAAAAGAAGATGGGTGTTCAAGGAGGAACCCGTGACCATATACTACGCCCCGCCCAGCGCATACCAATACGTGCAGGGCGGGAAATACCATCAAGCCACTTATCCCGTGCAATTCTATAGCCGTGGCTCCGCATCCGGGCCGACCGATCCGGAGGACGGTACCCTGACCGTGTGGCTCGAGCCCGTGACCCGGTAACTGTCCTTTATCGGACCATCCGACAGCCATACTTTTGGGGGTAAAATAATCGCAAATGGCAACGATCATAGACAAACCAGACACTCTGAGCCTGTCCGGGAACATGAGGAGATTTGTATTGGGGGCAAAAGAGGCCGTCTCTTTCATCTTGAAGAAAGGAACGGCCACCTTGCTCGAGCAAAGCTACGAGCCCGGGCCGGACAAGATAGTCACGATCGACGTGAGAGAGGTGGTGGAAAGCCAATTGAGCTATACTTTGGACACGGCCCAAGAGATCTATTCCCAAAATACCATATTCGCAGATTTCACGGCCACGATAGACGGGACCTCCCACTCGTTCCGGGCGATCCGGTGCGGGATAGCGGATCTGGCGGACACGCCGGGAAACTGGTTGAAGTCCCACTTCCTCACGTGGCAGCCAAAGGTCAAGGAGGTGACCTATTACTCACCGGAGTGGTTGACCTACTACGCCATATCGGACTGCACAGTAAAGGCCAAGGCCACGTTCCCGGACAACTCGTCGAGCACGACCTCCTTGAAGGGAATGACCGCCGGCGAGTGCGTGACACTCAATCTCCAATATGCGATCGTAGCCAAGCTATTCGGGAACAAGTACCCCAGCTATCTCGAGGTTTACGCCGAGGCCGGCGGAGCGAGACTGAGCGTATCGCAATTCTATAAATTCACGGATATCCATTCCGAGGACGAGCAATGGTTCCTTTTCGAGAACAGTCTGGGCGGTATGGACACCTTCCGTGCCCATGGGGTGAACCGTCTGCAGGCGGAGCATGGCCACCTGATAGCGGAACTGGACGAGAAGCTGTCTGAGTATGACGTGGAGACCGATCGTAAGTTCGTAAAGAACACGGGATTCCTCGATGATTACTCCCGCCGTTGGTTACTGGATTTTTTCCCCAGCCGGGCCAAGTATATATACGAGGCGTCCATGATCCGGAGAATAATCGTCACCGAGAGCGACGCCACCTACACCTCCAACGATCTCCCGAGCTCCTATACGTTCACGTACCGACTCTCGGAGATCTCGAGATACCTGAACCTTATCCGTAACGAGAAAGAGCTTCCGGATAATCTAACGGTTCCAAACCTCTCCTCGCCGGATTTTATTTTTCCCCCTCGCTTAGCTGAGCTCCCACGGCAAGAGCTTGGCGAGGGGGTATTATTCCCAGCCTTTGATCCGCATAACCCGAAAGCATCCGTAGCGACTTTTGGCTCGATACATGATACCATAAGGAACAGTATCATAAAAGAGCTCGGGGACACATGGAGGGCCATCGTCAACGAGGCTGGCGGGTCCGGGGGAACCGGTGACGGCCTTTACCATATAAAATTGGATGACTTGACGGAACCATCCGACGAGAACGGGTTCACGGCCCTAAGAACCTTGAAAGAGATACTGAAACCCATATCCGCCCTCGATGACCGTTACCTACGCAAGGATATCGACGATACGGCGGCGGGCAACATCACGTTCGAGAAGGACATCATCCTTGCCGGTCTTGACTCCTCCATCTACTCAGACCGTGACGCCAACGGTTTCGGTCATGAGAACGGGTTCCGCCTGTTCGCCGACGGCACTGCGTGGCTGAAAGACTTGAAGGTGAAGAATGACTCCATGTTCGCCGGTTCCCTATCCTCGCCCATGTTTGCCTCGGGGTTCCCTAACGGGACGGGCTGGATGCTCGCACCGTATATCCGGACCAACGCCGCCGGGATAAACGAGACGAGATACAAGCTGGAGATCGATGATATCGCCGTGCGGGGAACGTTACGGGTCTACGAGTTTATCGTGTCCCAGCTCCTAGGGGAGAATGACAACCGTATCTTCTCCGCGATGATGGAGGTGGACCATTACGACGCAAACTCGGGCAGGATCTACCTCGACACGGACGGGGGACGTTTGTACAACCCGTTCCGGAAAGGTGACATCCTCATGGTCCAGCAGTTCCAAGGCGATCCCACCCTTGAGAACAACTACCAGATGGTGAAACAATACGAGCTGAAGGTGGTGTCGGTGGGCGTAGGCTACCTCTCCGACGGTGAGAACCGTCTGGACTGGCTCACCTTCGAGAACTTCGTGGGCGACCTGTCGCAGGTAACAAAGAGGGATACCTTATGCCGGGTGGACAACCCGGATAACTCCACCCGTAGCGGTATCATCAAGATCACCACGGTGGACGAGTTCGGAACGCCCTACATGGACGTGATCCGGGGGATGAAGACCGACCCTGAGAATTGCGTGAAGGTCCGTATCGGGAACCTGAACGGTCTGGTCACGCCCTATTTCGGAAGATTGGACGGTGACGGGGCGTACGTGGAGAATCTTTACGCCCGTGGAAAGTTCATCCTCTCGGATACAGGAGAGGATGTCAGCACGCTATTCCAAGTGATGAACGGCAAGCTCTCCAGCGAGATGTCATCCATCCGGCACGAGATAGCGGAGAAAGACAACTATCTCACCAACTCGTCCTTCTCCGAGGATATCGTCGGATGGGAGCCGGGCAATGACGTGTCGTTATTCACCGTCAGCGAGCGTTACATCCCGGTGAACGACTCCCTTTACTCGGAGAAAGACCGGATAACCGGTATCGTGCGGGTGTTGAACAGGCTCGCCCTCTGCATCAAGAACTCCACGATCAGGCAGTTGAACGCCAAGCTGTCACGCAGGCCGGAGGGGTTGGTGGAGATGCCGGACGGGACCACGAAATGGCCCACGTTCTATATATCGTTCATGTGCAAGGTCAAGACGGCCGGTACGCTCACCATAGGTTTTCCCGGGCAGGACCTGTACGAGACCAAGGCGATGACGCCCACCGACGCATTCGCACAGGAGGAATTTATCGGGGAATGGGACGGGACGGGTGATTTTACCATCTCCCATACCGGGGAGATATTCATCTATAACCTGCTGCTCACGAGCCGGCCGCTGGACGATTTCCGGGTGGAGATGTCAACCAAGCTGGAGCAGACGAACGAGCGTGTGGGAATGTACGCCAACAAGGTGGATAACCTAAAGGGTACGGTGACGGACATGGGGCTGGTGCTCGACAACACGAACGGCACCCTGTCCGCCTACGTGACGAAGACGGACAACAACAGCAAGACGATCACGGACCTCGGCCTACGGATAGACGGGATCAATGACAGCCTGTACCTGTACGCCACTAGCTCGGAGCTCTCCGGCCTCAGAAACGATCTCTCCGCCTCGATTGAGGTGAACGCGAGGAGCATCACGCAAAAGGTGTCGACCACGGACTATAACGGGGACACGGTGGTCTCCATGATCAACCAGACGGCCAGCACGGTCACGATCAAGGGCAACAAGATAGACCTGAACGGCGTACTCATCGACCATAACGGGAAGATCTACGCCAGCCTGATAGACGCAGACAGCATCACCTCGAATATCGTCAAGATAGGAAATTTCGTGTGGGGAGGGAGCGCCTTGGCCGGGACCCCCGGGACCACGTTGATCATCAGCGGGGCAGCGACAATCGGTTTCTCGAACGGATACGCCGCCCAATTCGGGGGAAAGGTCTATATCGACGGGGCGTTATCCTGCAGCTCCATAACGGCCTCCGGGTACGGGAATATCCATTGCGACACGCTAAGCAGCGTCGGGAACGTGTGGTCATCCGGCGATTATTACTGCCGGGGACACCAAGGAGTCTCTTTCGGAACGGACGTGGACCTTGATAAAATACGGTTGAGAGTGGTCGGCGGCATCATCGTCGGCTACCAGAACGAGTGAACCATCATTTAAAACATACGATCATGAGAAAGGAACTAACGATTTTGACAAAGGTCACCAAGGAGGTGACAGGCAGCCTGCCCGGCGGGGAGACGGTAAGGTACTCCGGGGCGTACGAGCCCGGCAAGGGGCTTGGCTCCATATATGCCGCCGTCACGAGAGAGGGCAGGCAGGTACTTACCATCAACCACCAACGCAAGGGGCAGGTCGGTTATAATTTCTCCGCGGGGGATGATTTCAAGACCATGGAGACCGTCATAGGCGAGGTATTGTCGGATATCGATGACCTCTATGACGAGGCGGGCTCGGAGAGCGTGAGGTTTACCGTCGAGAACGGGATCATAACAGGGGTTTCTAACGATTAAAGAATTAACAGTCATGGCAAAAGTAGATTTCAAGAATTTAAGGGTACAGGCGACGATCGAGGGCGATCCCATCATCGTTGACACCCGCAAGGAGCTGGGCAACCTCGTATGGGGGGCGGCCCGTGACATAGCCGTCTCCGATTTTGGCAAGGAGATATATTTCAGTGACGGACCGACCGAGGTCGGCGAGGAGACCGCCAAGGAGATACTGTCGATCCTCGACATGTCCAGCGCCTCCGCGCCCCTGAGACGCGCGCTGATCGAGGCGCTGACGCCCAAGAGACTTCCGGCTAAAAAGGGGAAGTGAGCGCATGGATTTGTCTAACCAGTCAATCGAATAACGAAATGGCATACTCAACCGATGACATCAAGGCGCTCGCCGCCATATTGAAACCCATTATCAAGTCGGCCCTGGAATCCGGATCGACAGGGGTCGGAGACCTGGAGGTGGTGACATCCCTCGATAGCGTATACTCCCTCCCGGCCCTTCGCATGCCGGGAGGGATACATGACGTGGTGGAGGCCCCCCTGTCCTTGCTGCGGGTCAATCTTCGCGTGACGACGACACACGTACAATGGAAACTGGGTAATGGAGAGTGGAAGGACCTGCTCGCCCTGTCCGAGCTGAAGGTGGTCTTCCGGCGTACGGAGAAGCACCTCCAATGGAAGGTTGGCGCCGGGTCATGGGAGGATATCGTCGAGCTGGAGAGCCTCAAGGGGGAGAAAGGCGACCGGGGGGACGCTTTCCGGTACGAGGACTTCACCCTTGAGCAATTGATGGGCCTGAAGGGTGACAAGGGAGACAAGGGGGATAACCTTGAGTACAGGTTGCTGGACAGCTTCCCTTCCCTGGAGTCCCTGAGAGCGGCGTATCCAACGGGGACCGGACAGGACGGTTTCTTCATCGCCGGTGACGGGATGTACGTATGGGACCCGAAGGACGTGGCATACAAGGAGATCAAGCTGGAGGTGGACAAGGTATTCACCTCGGAGATATTCAGGGAGGTGACACCCTCCGGCGGCCGTATCGCCATCGACTTCCTGAAGGCCCCTTACGCCAAGGTAGCGCTCGGACAGGACACCCTCATATATAACCTGGAGATACAGAACACGAGGGAGGGATCATGCGGGAAGGTCATGGTCTACCAGAGCGGCCTCCGGCAGATCGTGCTGAGCAGCACGATGAGAGGCACCATAGACCTGCCGCTCAATAGCGATACGATAGCTATACTGAATTACAACCGTGTCGGGGAATATATCTATATCCACACGAGCACCATCATCGGGGACAAGACCTATCCCGGCCCGCAAAAGATCAAGGACTTCCATGTGGTCTACTCGGACAGCTCCTCCTGCACGGTGCAATGGACCGCCCCTTACGCGAATAACATCTACGACAGGGGAACCGAATACGACATGCGATACGCCAACGACCTCGTGGACGCCGACGACCCGAAAGTGTGGGCGGGACTCCGCAAGGTCCCGGCCATCCCGACGCCCGAGAATCCCGGGACGCTGCAGAGAACGACGATATCGGGTCTCGTCCCTAACAGGGAGTATTACGTATACCTGAAAACCATCAAGGTGAATTTCGGGGTGGAATACATATCCGGGGCCTCGGATCCCGTGTACTTCCGCACGGTCGGCAGCGAGGACATGACGAGGGCCTACCGTATCAACCTGACGGAAAGGAACATCATCCCCCAGCTCAGGAATTATCTCACCGACACGGACGGGACCGTCTGCTCGGTAGGCAGGATGGTGGACGAGACCGAGAGGAACGTCTTCCTCGAGGACGGCTACCCAGACACCACGAACAAGGATTACTCCACGTTCTGGAGCCAGTACAAGTACGGCCGGGACACCTCGCCGTTCGACATCATCATAGACCTTTACTCCGTGTACTCCATCGACAAGATGTTCGTCTATTCCCGCTCCAAGCCGAGGTTCTCCGCATATGGGATGTTGGATCAAGGGTATGACTGGGAAAAAATCGGGCAGATAAGCATCGTGAATAACGATTGGGCGTCGCTTGATTTCCACTCGTCCCGGTACCGGTTCGTCAAGATCTCATTCGATATGATGGACTTCGGATCGTCCTCTACAAGTCCCGTCATGCCGGAGGGGACGGAGGCGTTTCCGGATCCAGAGTATAACGGCACGATCGAGCGTATCGACAACCTGCTGATATACGGTCGCCCGACATCCTCACGCCCGGAGAGGATCATGTCACCCTTGCGCCGCTCAACGGCCCGCAAGACCGTAGACCAGTTTTTTTGCACGAACGGCCATGGTTACCAACAAGGGCGCATACACTCGATGTGCAGCGGAGAGCGGATGCGTATGTACATCCATTTCGGTCATTTCGCGGCTAATTATGGCACAGAGAATGCCTATAGCAGCCTATCGGACATGAGATTCAAGGTTAACAAGGTTGATTGGGTATCCGGCAATAACGGTACTGGAGAGTATCTGGAGGACACGTTAAGGAACACTTACCTTAGATATGGGCTTAAGCCTTTCCTGTGCAACACGGGCGTATTTGACTATTGCATTTATGACAAGACTGTCAGCTCACATAACCGCCCGTGTGATAACTACTGGTACCCGGATGCGTGGCGGGCTGTGCCAAAACGTGGGGTTGGAGGACTTGACAAATATTTTGGTGCCACGTGTGATCCTATGAATTACAGGACTTACGCAAAGCTGTGTACCGCTATTGCCGCTAAGTATGGGAAGAACAAGATTGACGGTGCCGGTTTGTTTTTCCCCGAATCCGAATCCTTGAGTACAGGTTTAGACTTGATTTCCGGTATAGAGCCGGAGAACGAGCCGGATCAAAACTGGTCCGGATGGGTAGGATATACCCACAGCGAAGAATATGCGGCTATGCTGTCCGCCGCATGTGACGGGCATGATAGCTCGCTTGTGGATGAAGAGGGGAATGTGCTTCCTGGAATCAAAAGTGGTGGGGTGCTTGGTATCAGCGCTGGAACTGCCAGCGTAAACAAGGCCTATTATTTGGCCGCCATGTTGCGATGGAAGGCAGGGCGAAAGAGCGCCAACATCCCCGTTGATGTTTTTTCCATGCACATGTACTTTAGCAATATAGGTAATCAAGGGAGTAGTCAGGAGAAAGTGCAATATGGTATCACCTTCGAGGAGGCGATAAAGAATGCAACTGGCGGTGAACTGGTGAAGATGGTAGAGTTGCGCGACCGCTTCGCACCTGATAAGGAAATCGCCTTAACCGAATTCGGATGGGGTGAATCGGGTGGTCGTGAGAAAAGTTGCAAGTATCAATGTTATACTCAAGCCGGACGGCAGATCGGTAGTTGGACTATCCCCGACCGGCATCGCTCGGACGTGAAAGGCGCATGGATTGTCAGAGCATGTATCCAGATGATGTCAATTGGTATTGATTTCGTAAATTACTATTCCACGGAATGCGAATCCAATTATTTTGACGCAGGTCAATGGGGAACTGGAGCGGGTTTTGAGATGTTCCACTGGGATGATTGTAAAGATACGACTCCCGGAGCGAAAGCCGCTGCTATTAAGGCCTTTGAACACGGTTTTGACCGTGGAGGTTTTGCTACCACAGGCTTGTTTGGCCAGATACTGACAAACGGGGCTTACCCGATAACCCGCGCCTATTGGTGGATCGCCACGTTCAGAAACCGGCTAAAGGGATATGTTTACACCGGAATGAAATACATTGGCGGGGATGAACGCATCGTCGTGGCATGCTTTAAAAAACAAGGAGAAGACAAGGGAGCTTATGCGGTTTATCTCAACGACAATAAGAATACCGGTGTGGAGGGTGTCGAGATCCCTGTCCCTTCCGGCGTCGATCTTGTAAAACATGTAACGGTTTATGTGCCGAATATCCCGAACCCCCAGGATGTTCCCAGTGATCTTGGGTGGGATCAGAGGCGCTCAGGATTACCGACCAGCCGCAAGGAACGTTACGTAAATGGGGAATGGGTATTGCTCAATAAACCATATATGGGTGACAAGTACAGCTCGTATACGCAATCGCCAGCCTCCTATCCGGAGAGCCCCGCCGAGGGTGACGAGATAACCACGCTCCCGACAGCGGAGGAGAACCCCTATTACCCGATCGTCGGGCCTGTATGCGCAAAATCACTGGTGCACGGCAACAGCCTTAGCGCGCAACAGTACGAGCAAGATCGCGAGGAATGGGAGACCGAGCCTAACTTGGATGATAACGGCAACGTGATCTGGACCGTCAAGGGCAATATCGCCCTCGCGTGGCGGCAGGTGGATGCCGTATGCGATTACATCGATCTCCATCCGGAGGGCGCGCATGGACGTAACGGCGACGAGGTGACAGAGCCTACCATTAGGGGTATGATACGAGCCAACGTTTCCGAGTTCCCGGAGTACTTCTTTTTTGACGCGGTGCCGGAACCGGACTACCGGAGCGAGATCACGGATCTTTCCTCCAAGACTGTCAGCAGCTCGGCCATAGAACTATGGTGGAACAATACCAATACGGAGGACACCGGCTATGAGATATTCGTGTCCGGTCTCCCAGAGACAGGGTATACGCCACTGAAGACGGTCGGCGTAGGCGTGGAGAACAAGGCCGTGATATCCGGGCTGTCTCCCGATACGACCTATTACTATAAGATACGTCCGGTAAGGGGCGACAAGACCGGGACGATGAGCGACTATACCAGCGTGCGTACATTCAGCGAGCTTCCCGCGCCGGACAATCTTAGGGTACAGGGGAGGACCGCCACGAGCATCACGCTGTCATGGGCATATACCAATGAGCAAGTCGCTGATTTTGTTTATTACGCCGTACTCAGATCGGATGGCACCGGATCTTTCTTGCAGGTTGGAAAGGTCGATGACAAGTCAGTCTTGACATATATGGACAGCGGTTTGATAGTAGGGCATAACTATACGTACAAGGTTCGGGCGGTCGGTTTGAACGGCCAGAGCGCGTACGCTCCTGAACTGGAAACACGTACGTTGCTCGCGGAGGAGTGTTCCCCCGTCGTGAGATATGCGATGACCGACAAGCTTGGGAGCAAGGTGGCACTGACCTTCGATCTCCCGATCGGCGCTATAGAAGCTAGCGCCAAGGCTAAATTCACCCTTACCGAAGACGGAAGTCTTAGATTGATCAATTATGTAGCCCGTGACGAGGCGAATCACAATAATCTCATTCTTAATATCCCGCAGGACTCATTAAAGGACTATGACGCAAAAACGGATATTCGAATCACCTTTACAGGGGGGAGTATATATTCGGAGTACGGAGTAGAATTGGCGGCATTCAGCGACGTTAAGGTCGTCAATATTATAGGCAACTTTACTAATATAGAGGCCATCTATAAATTAAACTTCTGTTCTTCAACCGCCCCGCTGCCGGCTGATACTGAATGGAATAATATTGTCGGTAATCCCGAGGCTGATGCCTTATCCGTGAAGCTTCAAGATAGCTATGGCAGAGCTTCTAATATCATTCTTTCTCCTGTGCAAAACAAGCCTCAGTACAACTGGGGCAGTCCGGTGGAATCCGGATATTGTGAGATTCCGGGAATTGAAGCGGCCGTGTACAAATATGTCTGGAGAGGTCCGGGATTCGGGGCGAACAACTCCGAGAACATGGTGGCACGTCTTAAGTTCAGCGGCCTGAATGATGAGTACAGATATACGTTCAAGGCGTTCGGGGCGACAACCTACGGCGCAGACCTGCTGACAAGGATCAAGATCAACGGCATATATTCTGAGACCATAAACCTCAAAGGCAACAAGACATCATACTTGACGATTGAAGACCGCCAACCATCAAGTGGGATCATTTACGTGGATATAGTCAATGCGACAGAAGGCGCTAACACCAGTTACCCAATATTGGCCTTCATGATGCTGGAGGAATATAAATCAAATGACGCTCCTGAAAATACGGATGTTTTCCTTCGCGAAGCGACCGTCACGGAAGCGGTTGACGGTATTGTAAAGTCTCCGGATGTCACCGTCCACTTGAACTGTATCGGGGCAGCGTTGTCATACCGTATCTCCGAGAATCAGAGTATTGACGAAGTTAAGTGGATGGATATGATAGATGACAATATGAATATCCCATTTACATTGTCATCCGGCTTTGGGAATAAAACCCTTTACACACAGGTTAAGAATCTCTATTCCGTGTCCAACATTCGCGTCACGGAACTGGAATATAAAGACCCGTACGTCCCCTTGGCCTTGCGAAATGTATTTATTAATGAGGATGCCGGCAAGACCTATGACCGGGAGGTCTCCGTAATGGTCGACAAGGATGGTGTCCCATCGCACTACAAGATCTCGGAGAACCCGGACTTGGCCACGGCACAATGGCTAGCGTGGCCAAGTCCCAAGCTGTCTGTAATACCTTTTACGCTTTCGAACGGCGCGGGTCAGAAAACGGTATATGTGCAGATCATGGATAGCACGACTATCTGCGAGGCAAAGGCTGACACCATTAACTATGCTCCCATCGAGAGAGGGAATATCGAATTGACGATCACGCTTCCGGATGGTGTTGATGCAAATGCGGTGACGGCTCAATTTCCGGTGCTGAAGTATAACAAAAAGTTTATATTTACATATACGGCGGACGACGGACCTGTAGGTGCTTATGGAAAGGTATGGAGCGCCGTCAATAAGAAATGGGTAGACGACGAGAAGTACTATCATATCGGACAGGCAAAAAGCTCCGGGTATGTACCCGAGAAGACCTTGGGTTATACGGACGGTTGCGGGGTGGAACACCGTTTGCCCGTAGGTGTAGCGATATGGCCAAACTGCGGTAGCACTATCAAATATATGGACGATGATCCAAAATCACCGGCTCAATATCCATATATTATATGGAAAGAATTACCTCCAATATTGGACTTTGGCGGTGAGATTTACTTCCATAACATTGATCAAGATAAATGGGGCAAGGATGATCCCTTACGAATCCTCGAGGGCTTGAAAGAAGACCAGGCTAAGACTATCGCTAAGTTAGGACGCGGGATGAAGGTTATGATGCGTCCGGATGGCAATAACAACTACATCACTGCGGCGACGATGTATGATGTCGTGGCGATGAGCTTCACGGAAAACACCCCGGCCGTATACCTGTATCCAAGTGATGACCCCGACCTTCACAAGTCCGTGGGGCAGCGCAAGATGTACACGGATGATAACACGGCCGAAATGGAGTGGATAAGGGGCATACATGACTCGGATAATCCCGTCTGGGCGCACTTGTTTACCCATACGCCCATGCAACCTATCGTTGATCTGTTGACAATGATCAATGACGCTTATGGCAAGGACGGCGACGATTCCTGCTGGATGGCCTCGGTAGACGAGGTGTATGAGTGGTGGTTTGTCCGCAAGAACTCGACCATACGTAAAGAGGTGAGCGGGCAAGTCGTGAGGCTTATTATATCCGCTCCGGTCGATTCGCATTTTTATCACAGGGATCTATGTTTGAATCTGGGGGGGATTAGCGGACTGGAGGGAATCACGATTAGCAGTAATGACACGGTTTTAGGACTGTCTTACGCCATGAGCGGAGGCCAATTGCTTGTGAACGTGAATTATGATGAGCAAACGATAGCTCGCGCGGAGAGATATACGGCGCTGTTTGAGGCTTCGGTGATAGACGAGGATAGGGTTGACGCAATGTATTTCCTGTCATATCTCCGGGAGTCGGTAGCGAGACCGTATATGGATAGGATCACCGTGGCCATGCGACCACCCGTATTGCTCTCGTTTAGCGTACCGATGGAATCCATGTCCACGTCCTTCTCCTGCTCTTATACGTCGACAGGCACGGCCACTCATTACATGATATCCGAGAGCGCTGATTTCTCAGGGGCTGAGTGGGAAGTCATTACCGAGACGGTTACCTATACCATACAGGAGGAGATAGGCGGTCACACTCTTTATTTTAAGTTAAAAAACTCATTCGGGGAGTCAGTTGCCATGTCCGGCATTGTCAATTACAAGCCCATGGTGGTCGGAGGTAAAGTTATAGTATCGCTCTCCAACCCGTCGAACAATGGGGTGGCCTACGATATCGTCGGTGGGGAGGTGGTCAACTATATCTCACCGGTGACATATAACGGCTGGACAACCAACACCCTACGGGATGTCGCCGGTAATGATTGCTGTGCTTACCAGAAAAAGAAGGATGACTATCCCGGCATCGAGAACACGGACTACGTGTCGGTGAACAATAGCCTTTTCGCACCGGACAATATAGATGACAGCGGGGCGTATCCAGCCAAGTACATCACGAGGCACATATGTAATGGGAAATCTAATACGGGGATCCCTGCCGTTCTGCGTTTCACGGGGATAACTCTGGGGACTTACAGGCTACGTATCCTCGTGTCGTGCTCGTCCGGCGGGGATATCGACGCGTCCATGTACGGCTCCATGTTTTACTCCGGAAACAACGTCACGGCCCATCCAACGTCCAGCCCCGTCAACAACATGACACGTTTCATAGAGATTGATGGCGTGCCCGTCATTGATGACGGAATCCTCGACGTGAAAATATGGAACACGGCCGGGGCTTATAATAGGCCAGGGTTAAACTTGATCGAGATTGAGAGACTTTAAGGCAAACATATTAATTTAGACAGTAGCAGACTTGACAACCAAGTCTGCTACTATCTAAAACCCAGAATCAAAATCTGTCAACAAAGGATTCGCCTCCTTCAAATCATGTGGCGTATATATATCTGTTATTGATATCGAGGAATGCCTAGCTTGATCACGTACAGACAGGGCATCCACATTTTGGCGAAGCATCATTGTAACTCCGGAATCTTTTAGGGAATAGAACTTATAATCCTTCGAAAACTTTAAATCTCTCATAACATGGGATAACCAATAATCCCTAAACTGTTTCTCGGTTCTTCCACTCTCTCCTGGTTTGAAAGAATCTGAGAAAAGATAATAATTCATCGGATATTGGTAGATTTTCAAATCTATCATCAATTGAATAACCTTTTTATTCAATGTAACCACCGCATCTTTTCGGTTCTTCGATATATCACCACTAACTAAAATCGTTTGATTCTTAAACGATATATCCCTTATTTTCAGCATTGACATCTCTTTAGGGCGAATAAGGCAATAATATTCAATGTAACAGGCTAGCAAGAAATGTTTATTATTCCCCATCAAGTAGTTCCGTAAGCGCTCAAGATCTTTTATAGACAAAACTGTCCTGTTTTTTTGGTAATGCCGCTTTCCTAAAATTTGCAAACCTTCGGCCATATTCGTTTTGTGATATCCAGAGCGTACTAGGAATTTACAAAATACACTCAAAACCCTTATGTAGTTATCATGAGTTTTGGCCGTATTGCCACGGTCTATGTATATATGATCCAAAAACTCCTGCAAAAAACGTTGATCTATCTGATAGATATATGTAGCCGGCTGCTTTAATGACTCATTATATTTCTTCAGATTCCTTATTTTAGATTGGTATTCTACATAGGTAGCCTCTCTAATGATATCATCATCCAAATATTTTTTCTGCATCTGAAAAAAATGATTGATAGCATCATCGATCGAAACATAAGACAATGCTGATTCGCGTTCTATCCAAGGATTCCATCCTCTTCGAAGCTGCTCCGAAAGACGGTTAATCAAATCCCTCGCATATAGCCTCCTCTCTCCTATTTTCGCTATATGATTCAGCTTTATTTTTTTCCGTCGCATTCTTCCCACAGCTGGATCAAAGGCCATGAATCCAATATACCATTCAACCCCGACATATAATTTCGGGGGAGTATAAGCTACGACACTCAAAACATTCGCAGTTTGCTTTACTTTAGACATTTTTTTTTAACGTCAATTTATGATTAAACTAACGCCAAGACATTTACACTTAAATTCTTAAGAACTTTTCCTATCCTAAAATTGTCCCGTTATGTTAAAATGAGGCACTTTAATAAGTCATGTCCCATTCTTGTCCCGGTGGTATCAAAACAATTAAAGGGAAACAGTTGAATGCCAACCATTTCCCTTTTTCTAAGTCGGGGTACCAAGATTCGAACTTGGGACCCCCTGCTCCCAAAGCAGGTGCGCTAACCGGACTGCGCTACACCCCGTTTTGCAATTCATAG